TTACATTGAATTTAGCGTAATATTTTGCCTGTTCTGTTTCGGTCAGGAGGTCCTTGTAGATTGTCTGTTCGATTCGCACGCACATTGGCGTGATGGATTCCTGGACGAACTCAATGTTTTGCTGCTCTATGTTGGAAAAGGTGGCACGGTCTAAATCGAATACCTTGTGAGGCGGCACCCCGAACATGCGGCAGATCTCCGTAACCTCGAACCGTCTCGACTCCAATGCTTGTGAATCGGTCGGATTCCTGCCCAGTTGGTTCAGTTTGAATCCGGATTCCAGGAAGGCCCATTTGTGATGATTCGATACCCCGGCGTATGTTTTCGCCCAGGAGTCTTTGAACCGCTGATATCCTTCATCGGATATGGTGCCGTCGTACTCAATGAATCCGCCAAGATTTGTACCGGACTCGAAGAAATCCTTTGCATAAGAGTTGAGCGCTGTGGTCAACCCAAGCACATCCGATGCAATGGATATCGGGTCTTCAGGATTGCTTGAATCAGAGAAGCGCAGGCCAGGCGTATACATGAACTGACCAGACCGGAGCCGCTCTGTTTTGCCGTCTCCTAAATCAACATCAATGAATAACTCTCCATTGGCAGCGTTCCTGGACATGGCTACATTCCGGCTAGGAATATTCCACAACTCTTTGATGTATCCGTTCTGGTTCCGGACGATTTTCGCATAAGCACCACGGGTCAGCATCAGATTGAAAACATACATGTGCCAAAATTCGTATGAGGTTGTTTCTGCATTGGGAAGCCGGTAAAGTAACCGATACACTGGATGCCGTTCTGCCTTCTTACGCCCGTCGTTGGTTGACTGGTACAGATTCACCGGCAGACTAGCAATGGTCTTGGCCACGACATCCACGCACCGAATGACCGCTGCCACCTTAATGGCTGTAGAACTTGTGACTCTCCTTCCTCCACCACCTAGAAAGTCTACCCACGCCGCATCACTTCGGAAGTCCGGGAGGCTGGAAACGGCATCTCGGATTTCAATCGTTTTTCCTAAAAGGTTGATTTTCATCTATTCCTCCTTTACGCCATCCGGATTCCGTGTTCTTCGTAGGCGCACACTTTCTTTTCCAGCTTCATTGCAGCTGCCATTGCATCAATCAGTGCAACAATCGGGTCAATTCTTTCGATGGATTTATTCTTCATGGGTTTGATGTTCATGTTGCCATCTGTGGCCACGATCACATTTCCGAAGCACCACCGGGCCAGTGGATTCTTATCATGAGTCAGCTCACCGATACGTAGCAATCGCTCAATCTCTTTCATAGCCGGAGACATGCCGCCCATCGTCTGTTCAATCTCAACAGTCTTAATCCCTTTCTTTGCCAGCGCTTGGGTCATCATGGTGCTGTTCCACTTATCAGCGCAGAGCCATTTCACCCGGTATCGTTTGGCCAGCGCCTCAATTTCGAGTTGGACTACCTCGTAATCCACAGCATCCCCTTCTGTTGCAATCAAGTGACCCGATTTAACAAAATCCGCATAAGGAGCTTTGTCCCTGCGGATTCGTTCGTTCATTCCTTCAAGTGGTACAAATGTTCGGAAGGTACATCGCCACCCTTCCAACCCCTTCTGAGGCGGGAATAATAGGGCAAGCGCAGTGAGGTCGATGGTACTTGATAAATCCATGCCAATGTAGCAATACTTCCCGACCATCTCCGCTGGGTCCCATTCCTCCTGTGAGCTGTCCCATAAGGTCAGTGGAAGCCATCCGACACGCTTCAGAGAGACCCACTGATTGAGTCTTAGCCATCTAAAAAGGCGCTCCCTTGCTTCGCCATTGCGAGCAGATAGTGCCTCTTTTCTAACCGTATCAAGGGATATGGATACTCCCAGTGAAGGGTTGGCCGCGAACCAAGTCTTCTCATCGTAAATGTCCGCGTCCTCCGGTGCTGTGTAAATCTTCGCAAACCATGTAGGGTCAATTAGTTCCTTATCGATAATTTTCCTGGCTAATTCATGTATCTCCCAGCCTATTGAGTGCCTGTCAGGGTCGTCCCCGGATGTGGTAATTACCCACATAAGAGGTTCTCGTCTCGCGGCACCTGCGCCGAACGACATTGTGTCCCATAATTCCCGGTTCGGCTGGGCGTGCAATTCATCAAATATTACGACGGATGGATTCAGGCCATGCTTCGAGTAAGCCTCCGCGGACAGGACCTTTAAGGTCGTGCCGCTGTTTCGGTTATGTATTTCTTTTTTCGAGTCAACGACCTTTAGTATTTTCGTTAGGTATTTGTCTTGCTCAATCATCTGCTTTGCCGCCCGATACACTAATCCGGCCTGTTCCTTCTCGGCAGCACAGCAGTAGATCTGACCTCCGGGTGGGTCGCAGATTAAATGATAAAGACCAACAGCACCAATCAGGGTAGTTTTCCCGTTCTTCTTGGGGATCTCTAAGTAAGCTGTCCGATATTGCCGCTTGCCTGTTTCGTCCACTGTCCCATAAACATCCCATAGAATGTTATATTGCCAATCCTGCAAGATAAATGGCTGGCCATAGAAGTCTTCTGTTAATTTGAGGTGCTGTATAAATTCAACAACTTCTAACGCTCGGCTTTTATCAATCAATTAGATCAGCCCCTTCTTAGCAAGGAACGCTGACATCCCGTCCGTTTTTTCGTCGTCCTTGTCTTTAGCCAGGCTGGCCCTCGCCCTAGACACCGGATCAAGTAAAAGGACCTCCCCATATTTCTTTACTTGGGAGGCCGCTTCGTTTGCGACTGTGAGCCACGGGTTCTTTTTCGGTGTAGGATTGATCTTACTGACATATACCTCCGATGTTTCTCTAATTTTCTGCATGGCTTTCCTGTAGGTGACAACGGCCTCGCAGTATATTTCGAGTGCATTTACATCAAGGTCTGTGACGATTGGATGACTCAGCTCTTTATATAGTTTGACAATTCTGCGCCATTCTTTTTTTGCGTCCTCGCTCAAATGTTCCGGACATCTTAGCCTTGCTGAATCAATGGTCGGCTGGTTGGCTTTGCGTTCTGCCAACTTATCCTTCGTTATTCGGTTTTTATCGTTGGTCGCATTAATCACCTCGAATGGGTAGGGCTTGCGTCCTTTCATTACTAGCACCCCGTTTCTATGTTTTTGCGCTCCGTCTAATTATCTTTTGTAAGTACCTTTCCCTCTCGTCATGGCTCCGCATATTGATTATCTGGCCTCGGATTGATTTCATTGCCTGGCGTGATATGTTGCCGTTATCGTACAGGGTCTTTAATACTTGGACATGTTCAATGGCAATTTTACTCATCTGTCAACTCCACATTTTTTCTACCTTAGCATAAGTCTTTAAGTATCTTGACGGTAGCGTCTCGGGCACAAATGACCCAAATAGAGTATCTACATCAAAATAACGCTCCAGCGTTATCTGCTTCGTCTTGCTGTCGGACCGCAAGAATTTATCACTGCGTTTTTCGCGGTTTCAGTTGTATTTTGCAGGGCTTAATCTGCTCACTTCGATTTTCTGTATATCCATAATCACACCTCCAGCTTCACGGCGGTCTCGCCGGTGAACGCTTCCCAGCGCTTGACAATGAGGTCACAGTAGACCGGCGACAGCTCCATCGCATAGCAACGGCGCTCCGTCTGCTCACAGGCGATGAGCGTTGTGCCGCAACCGGCGAACGGCTCCAACACCGCGCCGCCTCGGTCTGAGTGCATCTTGATGCAGCGCCACGGCAGCTCGACCGGGAACATCGCCGGGTGCTCTTTGTTTGCCCGTACCGTGTTTATCTCCCAGATACCGGCATAGCCCCATTTCTTGCGCTCGTCCTTGGTGAGCCGCTTTACGAATTTATACGAGTGTCCGGCAAACGCCGACACCCACTGAAACTCTTGGTCGTTGTACTCCTCGGTCTCGTTTGCCGCCAGCGCCGTGATGTATTCGTATTGCTGTACCGGTTTATTTGTTACGAGGTGATAGGGTCCGACGCCGAAGTTCATACCTTGCTTTTTCCATATCCGAATCCAGATGGGACGAAAGCCGTTGTCTCCGAAAAGCTGTACAGAGTACATCTCCGTCGGCTCGATGAACTGACTGCCGGTTGCGAACAGGTCGCCGATGTTCCAGCAGACGATATCCGCGTTCTTGCAGATGTTTTTGATTGCCGGTCGCATGGTCTCAAACCACGGCTCGATGCCCGCCTTCTCGTATTCCTTGCCGACACCATAGGGCGGCGAGGTTACAGCACACTGTGCGTGAGCGCCGTCCATGAGCCGAGCGAAGTCCTGCTCCGAGGTGCTGTCGCCGCAGAGCAATCGGTGATTACCCAGCAGCCAGATGTCGCCCTTGTGCGTCCGCGTATCGCCAGCCGCTTCAATGGCTTCCTTCTCTTTATCCACATCGAAGTCGTCCTGTACGGCATCCTTCGATAAGAAGTCTGCCTTGAATCCAAACTCCGTCATGTCAAACTCAATCATTTCCATTTCGACCACCAGCTTGTCCATATCCCACCCAGAAAACTCGCTCACCTTGTTGTCTGCCAGTCGGAACGCTTTAATCTGTGCGTCGGTTAGGTCATCCGCAATAAGGCATGGAACTTCATCCAGCCCTAACTTTTTCGCAGCCAATAACCTTGTATGACCTGCCACGATGACATACTCCCTGTCAACAATAATAGGCACCTTGAACCCAAATTCCTTAATACTGGCGGCCACTAAATCCACAGAGTTATTATTATTTCGCGGATTATTTGCATAAGGAATCAGCCTGTCTATCGGCAGATTGATGATGTCCATATAGTCCTCCTTAATTGTGTTAAAAAATCGAAAAAATCTTGCGTGAGGATAGCGCCCCCGGTCTATCTGAGACGAGCTTAAGAATTTCCCCTCCCCCTGGGGGCCTGA